GGCATCGAGCGGTTGGTCGGCGTCCCACTGGCGGTGATGTCCGCAGGCCAGACCGTCCAGCCCATCTGCACCGCCGGGCCGTATTCGAAGGGGTCCGCATCGAGCCGGATCTCGGGAGCACCGAAGGGAGTCGGGTCGAGGGGAGCCGGTCCCACGTCGATGGCCCGCTCCACCTGGAGCATCCCGTCGGAGGTCGTCTGGAAGATGGTCGGGGACGGTCCCACCGCCCCGCCGGAGATGATCTGGACCGCTTCTTCATCAGCGATGATGGTTCGACCGTCGCCCGCACCGGCCACCGGAGGGGAGATCGAGACCCACGCATCGTAGGCGTCGTCCAACGTATTGGCCGGGAGGGAGGCACTGGGGCCAGCCGCCAGGAGCACCAGGTTGTCCAGGGTGTCCTGGGTGTTGGTCGTGGTGAACTGGATCGGAACCGGGATGACCGGGTTCACGCCCGTGAACGGGTTGTTGTAGTTGTTCTGGTAATCCACCGTCACGGACCGGGTGTTGGCCGTGTAGGTCGGAACTGCCACACCGGGGAAGTCCAGAGCGATGTACTCGCTCGCGCCCATGTTCAGGGACTTGACCCCGACGATCCCATCCGTGTCGAAGGACAGATTGCCACGGATCTTGCAGAAGTCGGCGACCACCAGGATGTCCCCAGCCTTGGCGGCACCACTGGGGTGGACCACGACCGTCCGGGCCGGGTCGTCCGTGTAGATCTCGGATCGGGTCAACGTCAAGAAGGAGGGCGAACCGTAGATACCGTAGCCCGTGGCATGGGGCGTGTTCAGGGTCACTCGCTCCAGGTCACACACGAAGTCCTGGTAGAGGCTCTCGTTGACCTTGACCAGGCTCCCCGCACTCTCCACCTGGCAGTTGACCAACGCGAGGCTGCCGTCCGGCGAGTCCATCTCGAAGGCCCAGTCGGTGTCCTGGGGAGCCGTCTGGCGGAAACTGCTGAAGTAGGCAGCGAAGTGGGCCTCGTTCGCCCCATCCACGCCACGAACGACGGGACCCGACGTTCCGGCGAGCTGGAGGGCCTTGCAGTTGACGAAGACCAGGCGACCTTGGGTGATGTCGATGACCGGGGCGGAGAAGCCCGTGGTGGTGTTGTCGAACTGAATGCCCTCGCAGATGCAGAGAGCGGAGGGACTGGTAGCCGAGTACAGGTGTCCCGAACCCGCCACGTTCTGGGTCCGGATGTTGGTATCGACCGCGACCTCGGGGCTGTAGTTGAACAGAGCCCGCTCGCCGACGATGTGGACATTCTCCTCGAACACCAGGTCTTCGATGACCAGGCCAGGCTTGACCACCACCATGTAGGGGGAGTCTGCCGAGAGAGGGGTCTCTCCCCGAGCTGCCGCACTTTGGGCATAGGCGATGGCGGCATTGACCGACCAGAAATCGCCGAAGCCCTCGGGGTCCACATCCACACCGGACACAGAGAGGTCCGCCGAGTCGGGGCCAGGGAACTCCACCAGGACGTTGGTGGTGAGCTGCCAGTCGTTGGGATTCTGAACCGGGTCATACGCCTTGCGACCCCGGTTGGGATCGACGTAAAGCACGCGACCGGAGACTGACATCCGGCGGACGAAGGCCAGGAGCCGCTGGATGTTGTTGTTCTGGTCGTCCGTCCAACCCACCACGTCGATGTCGTAGGGGATCACCCCTGCCGAGTCTCGTCGCTCTCCGGCGGACACGTACTTGATGTCCCCGAACCGACTGAGGAACCGCACCCGCAGGTAACGAGTGTCCTCCGTCGGCAATCCAGCATCCACGACGAGGCGGAACTGGTAGGCCCCCTCGTTGTCGATGTCGAACTCGATCTGCTGAAGCGTCGGGTCCCCGATGATGCCGGACGAAGAGGGAGTTCCGTCCGGAGAGTCGGGGGTGAACGTCAGCGTCCACGAGTACGTGAGGTGAACGTCGTTCGCCACGCACTTGATGGTGTCGCCCTTGCGAGCATCGTTCCGGCTCACATCGACGAGGGCGTTCAGGTTGTTGACATACGTGGTGATGCTTGCTGACATCGGCACACTCCACCGAAGGTGATGGGTTCTCAATGAAGGGGGTCTATAGGCTGAGAAACGCCTAGAGCCAGAACTGCTCGGTCGAATCCTCGCCGGAGACCACCCTCGGGACCTGCACCCCGAGCCGGTCTACCGTGAGCTTATAAGGCTGTGCCGTGGCTACCGAGGCCATCCTCTGGGTGAGTCTGACCGTTGAAGGAGAGACCCTCACCTGGGTCGCTGGCCCAGGTGAAAACCCGACCGGCCCTCCATCGGACCCCATCAGCCAGTCGAGGCGGTAGTCCCCGCTGTTAGGTCCGTCGGTGATGGTGAGGATCTCTCCTTCATCGGCCAGAGCCCAGTCCTGTGAGGCATCGGTCGCCGTATCCCCGTCGGACACCACCAGGGTGCCCGTGAGCCCCGTCGGGGAAGTCGTGTAGGCCCTGGAGGTCGTGTCCTCGGAGAGAATGAAGGCCAGTACCTCTTCCACCTGGAAGCGACCCGTGTTGGGTCCAGAGGAGAGGATCAGTTCAGCCCCGATGGGGATGTTCTTGAAGGAGCGGTCCGCATCCCTGAAGAGGCTTCGGTCCTCCAGCGTGTCCCCTTCTCCAGTAAGCTCCCGTGCTCCCAGACAGAACTTGCGGAAGTCGTCGTAGTAGACGCTGTGCATCTCCCACGACATCTCATCGGAGAACAGCACCCCGAAGAAATCCTGGAACAGGTAACGGAAGTCGATCAGGGCATGGGCCGGGTCCAAGGCCGCCAAGGCGAGCTGAATGTTGTACCAGAGCCGGATCGGGTCGCTGTCCTCGTGGGGGAACTTGGGCAGCAACGTGTGGGTGTGGCTCGGGTCCCCCGCCGGGTACACCTCGAAGCCGTACACCCGGTGCTCGTGGAAGGGGTAGTCCAACGGGTAGATCGTGTTGTTGGTCTCGCCCTCACCCTGTGGGGAGAGGTCCACCACATGTGAATGGTCTTCATCCTCGGTAGTCTCCATGTTCGAGAGGGAGACCTCGAAGCCGAACTGGTCCGCCAGCGTGTAAGCCGATTGCGGATCATGCCGAGCTGCGATGGAGAACTCGATGATCTGGATCTCGGCATCCGTCAGCAGCCCGATGCCTTGCTCGATGGTGTCAGGCCGAGCCCCACGGAGAAGCAGGATGACCATCCTGCGGAGGAAGTCCCTCAAGGCCAGGTCGTTGGGGATGTCCGGGATCTTTCCCGTTGTCTGCCCCTCGGGGAACACCAGGTTCCCGAGGATTTGGTAGAGGAACTCGGGCCGGGTGAAGTCGTAGTCGGCGTCGGCGAACACCTCGTTGGCGTTGACCTGGATCTTGGCGATCTGCTCTGCCGCTGCCTGGAACTGCAAGGTGTAGAAGGGGCCACGCACCTGGGACACGTAGTTGTCCGGCAGGACGGCGTGGAAAAAACGCATGATGGCTTCGGTCTGGGACCGGTAGGAGTCGATGTACTCCTGGCCGCTCAAGTCCCAGGTGGACGGGTTCACATCCACGCTGTCGGGGATGATTTTCTCGCCCCCCGGCGTGTAGTGCTCCTCGGGGAGCTTCGGACCCCATTTGTCGTTGTTCTTGGGGTTCCCGTCGCCGCCTTGGCCGTAGGAGGTCAAGCAATCGCCTCCTCATCGTAGATGAAGTTGAGGTCCCCCGGCACCAGGTACTCGACCGTGGCAGGCCGGATACTCCCCACTGAGTCATCGCCCTCGACCCAGTAGGTCACGTTGTAGGAGTGCTCAGTTGGTGAGTCCGTCGTTTCGACCGTCAAGACCACCCGGTTCGCCGACATGATCCGAGCCTCTTCCGCCCGCTGGTCTTCCGTCATGGTCGGGTAGAGGAGCTGGAGGGTCACGTCGTCGTTGTAGTCGGGGATGACGAGCCCACCGTTGCCGATGATGAAGGCGTTGCCCACCGCCTGGTTTACAGGCACCCCCGCACTGTTGGGCACCGTGTCGATGATGGTCAGACGGGTCTCGTCCTGGAACACCGAGCGATACTCGTTGGTTGGGCCACCGCCGGTCGTCGTGGAGGAGTTGAGCGGATCGAGCACCAGGTACACATCCACCGTGTCGCTGGACCACGACTCGACCTTGAACAGATCGTTGGATTCACTGGTGTCGAGGAACTCCATCAGCACCATTGAGTCGTCTGCTCGGGCCATCAAGGTCAGCGGCGTGACCACGTAATCCACCCTGACGGCAGCCTCGATGGCGGCGATCACGTCCGAGGGATGCACAGCGTCCGACATCCCCAGCCCGTTGAACAGGTTGGTGATGCGGGTCCGGATGTCCTTGTCCACCTGGTCCTTCGTCACCTGGGCCGTGTTCCCCGTCCCCGGCTTGAGCACGACCGTCCCTGCCAGGTTAATGGCACTCTGGAGAGCCCACTTGGCCAGCACGTCTGCCGTGATGTGGCGGAAGTTCGCCAGGGCGTTTTGGACCACTCCGATGATGGAGTTGGTCGTGTAGGCGATGGTGAAGTTCTCATCGTGCTCGTAGGTGACGAGGATGATGGAGCCCGAGGGGATGGTGCTGGTCTCTGTCCTCTGGATGCCCACAGGGGTCTGGTTGTCCGTCGAGTCGATGATGCGGTAGTCGGGGGCTATCGTCCCCGGCCCGGAGTACGTCACGGAGCCGTCGTCGTTGGTGATGACGATGGTGAGGACGTTCACCCCCAGGAAGTCGAGGTACTCGATCTCGAAGGCGAGGATGATGTGGTCCTCGTCCGGCACCGTGAGGACGTTGCCGATCTGCTGGTCGGACGAGACCCTCACGAAGGCCGTGTCTTCCGAGGAGCGGCCCAGCAGGAGTGGGGAGTCCAAGCGGTACAGCGTGTAGAGCGATGGGTCGAGAGTCCCCGTGTAGCCCGTCTGCCCCACCATCTCCGTGACCTCGATGACCGGCTGCCGGAGCAGCGTGAAGTCGCTGGAGGTCCGGTAGCGATAGTCGCCTGTCACGATGTCCGTCACCCCGATGTCGTTGGGGTCATTGCTCTGGGCGTCGAGCTGGATCGTGTCATAAGAGAGATACTGCACGCCCGTGAGGACGAACTCCTTGCCCGTAGTGGCGTTCCTCATCCCTGCTGGAGGGAGGCAAGTGGGGCAATCGAGCATCTCGATGATGGGGTTCTCCGGCGAGAGGGCCTGGTCCACCGCCCGGAAGATCAGGTCTTGGGGGTTGCCCCAGGGCTCGAACACCACGTCGTACTTGGTCTCGAAGGCGAAGGCGAACGTGTCCGTGACACTGGACTCCTGTTCACCCCGCACCCAGATGTCCACCTTGCCACCCGTGTGCTTCTGGTAGTCGGTGTCGTAGTCCCGCTCCATCAAGGCGTTCCCCGCCTGGACAATCTGGACCTCTTCGACTCCGGCAATGTCGGCCACGGTCTGCCAGTATCCCCATCGGGTTCCTGAATCCACGGAGGCGAGCTTGTAGTCGCAGCGGACAGCGAGCTGGCGGTTGGTCTCCTGGTCGGTGCCTCCGAAGAAGGCATCCTCGTTCGTCACGTTCAGCTCGGGCAATCTCGGTACGGTGCGGATCTGTCCGGTGGAGATGTTCCCAGAGGCCCCAGAAGCAGTCATCCGGGCATACGATTTGACCCGGTACGTCCCAGTCGTAGCGTCGTAATACTGGGCGATGTTCCCAGCGTCGATCACCGACGAGGAGGTGGTCCGAGCCGTGTAGCTCCCAGCAGGCATGTCCGTACCGATGGCAATCGTGTAACTCTTGGTCGGTCGGGAGGTCAGGAAGAAGGTGACTTCTCCCCGAGAACGCTTCCCTGTCTTGCGGACGATGCCCCGGTTGGAAGCCAGCTTGTCGAACGCCATGTCGATCAAGGTCTGGACCTGACGGACATCCCTCATGTGGAACGCCTGGCCGAGAGCCAGCTTGTAGCTCGACTGCTGCACTGGGATGGAGAAGCCCGTGTTGTTGGGGTCGTCGATCTCCAGCAACGTGCTGAAGCTCTGAGCCCGATGCAGGAAGTCCATGATGAACCGGAGTCGCTCGGCTTCGGAGCTGAAGGGGTCGATGAACACATCCCGCTCTACCGAGCCGGGGTCCACCCGGATCTGGTCATTGGAGCGGTAGATGGCCGAGACCGTATCCCGCACGATGATCTGCCGAGTCACTTCCGGCAGCCCACCGACCACAGGCGTCACCGTCAGCGGGGCACCGGGAACCTCGATGGAGAAGGGGCTCTCGAACTGCGTCCGGTTGTCCGGGTCGTAATAGACCGCCGTGGCCGCGTAGTAGAGCGGGTCCGTATTCGGCGTGGCGGCAAAGTCGCCATTGGGAACAGCGGGGTTGGCCGAGGTGAACCCAGCGGCCCGTTGATGGGTGAAGGCGTAGTAAAACACCTGGTCCACCTGGTCTACTTGCACGGTGGACCGGAACTGGGAGGCCGACTCAGGGATCTCCAACCGCTGGTTGAAGTCCGCCTGGATCACCTCACCGGTCCGGTCCTCCTGGTCCCCCGTCACCCGGAACATCAGCGGGTCGGCCAAGGCATCCCCGTTGGAGTCCACGGCCACCCTGGAGTCCACCTCCAAGGTGCCCAGCGTGGTCAGGTTCTCCGTCACGTCGTCCGGGTCCGTCACCATCGTCGGATTGATGCGGGAGTAACCGATGGTCCCACCACCAGGCTGGGTCGTGCAGTAGTAGTTGTACCCCTGCACGTTGGGGTCCACCGTCAAACCGTTGAGGGTGATCTTCACGGTCTGGTCTTGCCGCTCGATCCGGATACCTGTGGGGGCATCAGCGACTACCCCGAGGTCGCTGTCCTGAAGCAGCCGGATACGAACCTCTGCCGGGGTCGAGACTTCACCCGTCGTCGTGATGGAGCGAACCTGGATGTTGTTCTCACCGGGGAAGATCCGCAATCCTTCCGGGTACTTGGAAGGGTTGGGGATCTGGAAGACGCTACCCTCGAAAGTCACCAGGTCGGGGTCGTCCACGAAGGGCTGCCCGAAGATGGAGATCTGCATGAACACGGTGTCAGGGTCGATGGTGCCCGACAAGAACTGGGACTCCACGGTAGTCGAGTACGAATAGTCGCTCCGGTACACACCGTCGGGACCAAGGAACTGGGGGGTCTGAGCCATCTACTGTCCCTCCCCGGAATCATTGGAGGTGAGCTGGGGTCGAGGGGGCACAAGGTATGCCGGTCCCGGCTGCTTGGCGGAAGGCTGGGGAGGAGGCAGCGGGAAGAAGCCAGCTCCCTTGTCCCCAATCTGGGAGAGGATCTGGCCGTCCTGGATCAGTCGAGCTACGACCCCCGGAACCGTGTACAGCACGGTGAGGTTGATGGGGTCGGCGGAGGCGTTCTGCACCGTCACGTCGATCAGGAAGGTGGTCGGGTCGTCCGGCTTGGGGATCGTCCGCACGTTGAGGATGCTGTAGAGCTTCTCCTTGTTCGACACCCGCTGGTACTTGCCCTGGACCTTCTGCCAGTTCTGGTATCGCTCCAGAGTGCTCCGGACTTCCTGGTTGATGGCGGTTGAGACCGCCCCCACCGCCTTGGCCCCGATCCTCGACCGGAGCTTGGTCCCGTACTCCTTGAAGTAGGGGTTCGAGCCCTGGGTCGTCAGCAGGATCTTCAAGGACGCCTGGTGCAACAGGTTCTCGTTGCGGATCAGGATCACGTCCCCGGTCGTGGCGAAGCGGTAGTCGTTCTCGATCCAGGTCGCCTGGCACCGGAGGCAACGGTCCGGTGCCATCGGGTAGGAGACCTTCCACTGGGGATTCGTCCACACCGGGGACACGAAGCGGGGATACCGCTTCGAGACCTGGTTCGGCGGCGTGTAGAAGTTCCACCCCGGATACAAGTCCTTCCCTCTGGTCCCGAGCTGCTGGTTGAAGCCCAACGACCCGGCTGCCGAGCCCTCGACCTGGATGATGGAGGAAGGCCCTACCTGGGCCATGTCGGTGAACACCAAGAAGCCGCCGATATTCTCGACGAGGATCTGATCGGTCAGGGGACGGAACAGACGCAGGAATTCGTCTGCCGTCAGGCGACTCCCAATCGTCGTCGTCGGCAACGTCATCGAGACTGTTTCTGCCGAACTGGACACGATGAAGTCCTGTCCACAGTTAGCGATCTGGAACGGCCCCGAGGTAGCGCCCGTGAGCTGGGCTGGGATCGAGAGCCCTGCCGGGGGCACCCAAATCTCGTCGTTGACCAGGATGCGGGTCGGCATTCCCGCCACGTACTGGGACGTGGCGAGCGAACGCCGATCCTCGCCGAGAACCACAGGTTCCTCCTCGGCAAGGTGGGGGCACGCATAGGTCAGGCGGACATCTACCGACATGGAGCACCAGTACCTTCATCAAGGAGATCTCTATAGGACCAACACCGCATCAGTTCTTCAGCCCCAAGACCTGCTCGGTGCCTTCGGGGTCATCCTCGTAGGCCCAAGTCTGGTTGCGGATCTCCGCCTGGTTGGGGACATCACTGAAAACAGAGCCGTCCTCCTGCTTGTAGCCGAAGATCTGGTCCAAGCTGTCCATCAAGCTCTGGACCCGGTGGTTCTTCACGAAGGTCTGCCCTTGGTCGAGGTTCCCTCCCGAGGTTACGTTCACCCACTGGGCATCAAAGTCGGGGAACACACCACCCCATGCCTGGGCCAACATCCGGTCCCGCTCCTGTTCAAGCTGTTCCCGAAGGTCGCAGAGCTTGACAATGCGGTGCTCCAAGAGCTTGAGGCGCTCTCGGATGGATGGGTCAGCCCACTGACGGATCTTCCTCATCCGGTTGGCATTGAGGGTTGTTTCCTGGGTGGGGCTCCGGCGTCCTCCTAGTCGTGCAGGTTGGTAGCCCTTCAGGGGGATGTAGCCACCAGGGTCCGGTCCGTAGGTCTGCTTACCCGAGTCCGCATTGTCGGTTTCCCTGGGGCCTGACCTGCTTTTGGGAGCTGCCACCCCGCCTTGGGGATACAACTCGTACCGGATAGCCTCGTCACTCTCGTTGGTATCCAGGATGCGGGTCTTGTCCGGTTTCAGGAACATGGAGATGTCGAAGGGGTTGCCTCCTTGAGCGATGTACGCTTGAAGGAGCTTCTCCAAGCTCGAACCCGAGGTTACAGAGATGCCCTCTCGATGCTCGGTAGCTTGACGAGCACCCGTCACACCATCGACTTCGCCGCCGTAGACGACCGTGACTTCGCCGATGCGCTTCAGCTCGGCCTCAATGACCTTCAGGCGTTTGGGGACATCCCGGCGTTCACGGAGGAGCCAGTTCCGGATGGCCCACCAGTAACCGCTGCGGAGTCGAGTGACGCCTGTGAAGGTAGCCATGCTAGGTCTCCAGCCCGCTCTCGGGGAACATCAGGTTGATCAGGAATCCCATCGCCGGAATGATGGGGAACACCGCCACCGCTCCAGCCCCGTAGTTGGCGATGCTGTCCTGGGGCTTGTTGTCCGCCGAGATGAAGTCGGTCAGTGTCCCGTCCGTCCCCGAGGAGAAGGTCACCAGGTAGCTCGCCTCCGGCACCTCGAACAGCACGATGGAGTCAATGATGGCCTGGATGCGGCGGATCAGGTTTTGCAGCTCGATGATCCTCGACTCGATGAAGTTGATGTAGGCGATCAGGGCGTCCGTCACCGCCTTCACCCCCTCCTGAATGGTAGCCATCCAGTTGAGGATCGTCTGGGTGAGCCGCTCGATGGGAGGCCAGGAACCGGGCCACCGCAAGGCGATCCACTGAGTGTCATTCACCGCCCTCGACTGGGCAGCCACGGCGATGTTGAGGACGACCTGGGCTTGGTCGTAGAGCACCCCGTTGTTGTAAACCCGGAAGGCCCCCCGACAGGTCACAGCCCACCCCCCTATCAGCTCCGTCACCGCATCCAGATCGGAGTAAAGCACTGGGAAGTCCTCGACGGAGAGCTTCATCGCTGACGGGAGGGTAGAGGGCGCACTGTCCCGGCCCTTGGCGGGCACCCAACACTTCCTCTCGCCATCGACCTCGAAACAGCGTCCGTCCTCTTGGGCCTCCTGGAAAACGGTGTACCAGTCCTCGAACCGTTGGGTTTCGATCTCCCCGAAAGTACGTCCCAGCATCCGGAGTATCACCTCCTCGGACCTCAAGATGTAGGGCCACGGCTTCTGCGTGTAGCTCAGGAACTCCCCGTCCCACCCCAAGAGAAGCCGATTGTCCCTAAACCACTGGAGCTGCTCGGACTTGCCGACGAAAAGGCTCTGGAGGTTGATTCCCAAACCGTTCTGGTCCTCTGTCGTCGTGGGATCAATCGGATACAACGATTCCAAGATGGTCTGCTCGGGGAACTCTGCCCCGTAGGTGCCGTTGAGGTCCGACCATTTGAAGGTCGTCAGCTCCTCGGTCGAGGCCACGACCATCTCCTCCAGCGCCCCGGAGAGGGGACCAGACCGAGTATAAAGCTGCCGGGCTACGTCCATGCACCGCTGGTAAAGGGTGCCCCTGAACTCGACCGCCGTGACCTCCTTGGCGAAGTACACCGAGGGGTCATCTTCCCGAACGACCTCGGCGACCAGGGCCTTGAAGCTCTCCAGGTTAGTGGCTGTCCCGCCCGAGCCAGCGTGCTGGGGGTACTGGGTCCAGTTACGGAGATGGAATCCTTCAGCGTCCATCGTGTCGGCCCCGAAAAGGAACGCCTGTCGGTCCTCATCCGAGATTTTGTCGTCGTCGTAGATGGAGGAGAGGTCAGATCGACTCAGCACCAGGATCGCTAGGGCCGTTGCCAGCGAGTTGAGGTAGGAAGTCGTGTTCTCCGATGGGACCGTAATCTCCAACGGGAGGGACACCTGGCTCTTACTGGCGAACGAAACCGCTGTCGTCGAGGAACCCGTGGGCGGCAGCAAAGCTCGGACCTGGCCCGGACTATCGAGCTGCGTTCCCTCCAGAAGGAACTTGTAGAGGAAGGTGTCCTCACCGGGATCACCACCCTGCGTCACGGCTTTGTCGATGGAGGAGACCCTGATGTAGTACACCGGAGCCTGCCCGTCATCCTCCAGCGTCACTTCCCCATTGCTCTCCGAAATCGTCGCCGCATGGGGCAAGTCCTCGTACAGGATGGAAGCCCCGTAGGAGAGCCCCGGCGTCGGGACGGAACCCGTCCGGTGGATGAAGGTCCGCTGGAGAAGGTACGTGCCGTCATCCAGTTTGAGCTGGTCCAGGGGAATGGGGAGAGGCTCCGACTGGTTCAGCTTGGCGTACACCCTCCGAGCCCCATCTTTGAGGTTGCCATCCGAGTCCACGTAGCGGTTGAACTCCAAGTCCCGGCTGATGTCGAGCACGTCCGCCCCACCGAACACGACCAAGGGTTGCTCACCAGCAGGGTCCATCACCTGGGCGCTCTGACGGGGCTCGACTTGCTCCCCATCGTTGCCTTCGACCTTCGTGGGCTGGGCCTGATCACCCCGGTCGAAGTAGACCGGCAAGCCCTCTTGCACGGTGGAGACCTCGATCAGGAAGCCCGGAGGTGGAGGGAGGGGAACCGTGATGCCCAGAGGCCGTCGGACGGTCCGGGCGAGCTGCCACTTGAGGTTGACCATCTGGGGAGGGTCGCCCGTGAACCCCGACTTGAATTGCCCTTCGAACAGCTCGGCGAGGCCGAAGATCCCCACGTCCTCGTTGCCGTAGCTCGCCTTCAACCCGGCGCACTGGGGAAGCGGGTTCGCCGAGGGCGTGAAGTTGAACAGGTTGGCGAACTGCCGGACGAGCTGGTAAAGCTGGTAGACCGCCGTGGCATCCACAGAGGAATAGAGGAATAGGGACAAGACCTGGCTACTCGGAGACACGTCAGGGCGGTTGGGGTCGGTGCGGTCGGTGAAGCGGGACACCATTCGACGCTCGTATGCCTGGTAGCCTCCCAGCAAGTCCTCGAAGGGCCAGTTGACCAGGCCCCAGTCGCCAGACAGGAACACCCCCATCTGTTGCAGGTCCCGGATGAAGTTCTCGATCTCCCCGATGATGAACTGGACCAGGGCGAACAGCGGGTCCAGGTAGCCGATCATGAACGCCTTGACCAGCTCCAGGATCGTGACGGCGATCTCCAACACCGTGATGATGAAGTCGGCGATGGTGGAAAAGATTTCCTTGAAGGCGAGCAGCTCCTCGGGCCACTCCCACAAGGAGCCGGTCTGCCAAGTCCCAATGATGTCCGTGTCTGCCATATCAGGAGCCTCCGCCGTGCTTCAGGCGGTCCCGTGTCTGCCGGAGGTGCTCCAACGTATGCTGGTCCTCCTTGAGCTTGCCCTTCAGCATGTCCTGGGTCTTGAGGAGAAGCTCCTTCTGCTGCTGGACGAACTCGGGCTCGATCTTGTGACCACCCCGCTCCTCCCACGTACCAGGCAACACGCCACGACGCTTCAGCTCGGTCAGCAGCTCCTCGGGTGTCTCGAAAGTATCGGTCATCCGAACAACTCCGCCTTCTTCAGGAGGAGGAATTCCTCCTGCTCCTTGATCACGTCCGGCAACTCCTCGTCGAAACGGTCGATCTGGGTCAACGTGCCCTCAGTACGATTCGTCCGGTACTTCACCCAGGCGAACCGCAAGTCCCGGAAACGGTCTGACACATTGAGCGTGATGTCGATCAGGTCTGGCAACACCGGCCTCACCGCCCCACCAGGGGTCGCACTCGTCGTGTCGTTGTAGGAGGTGTACGCCTCCTGACCGCTGCCAGCTACCAGCCTCATGCTGATGCCGTCCAGGGCCGGAGTCAGCTCGTCGAGCTGCTCATCCCTGATCCAGAAGCGTCGGTCCACGACGCTCAAGGCGTCGGAATCACTGGCAAAACGGTACACATCGACCCGTCCCAGCAAGTCGAGGAGCAAAGCGTTGTGGTAGACGCCCAGCCCGGATTCGGGGTCGGTGGGGGTTCCAATGTCCCTGGCATGAAGGTCATCCTGGAACACGTAGTAGTCGCCTGCCTTGTCCCCCTCCATCGCTCCTTGGAGGTGCTCGATCAAGGAGAGCATCCTCTCCCGTATCATCAGCACCAGGTCGATGCTCTCCTCGGAGAACAGGGTCGTGGGCCGGAGCACCCGGTAACCGAAGGGCCGGATGGAGTAGTCGCTGACCCGGAAGCTGTTGGGCAATGCCGGGTTGAACACGCTGGCATTGTCGAAGCCCGCGAGCTGGGTGGGCCGCAGGTCCATCTGCCCCTCTTCGTTGGAGGGACCGACCACTGAGTTGTGGATGGTCGGGTAGACGACGTACCCCAGGTCTTGCTGGAGCACCGCGTTGTCGGGGAACTTGATGTCACCACCGAGGTTTCCGGCGTAGTCGCCCGTGTACCCCGCCGTGAGCACCAGGTGGTCGGACTCCACCTCGTCCACTCGGTAGTAGCCCCGGTTGTCATCTACCGGATTGGGAGCCCCCGGATCGTAGACCGGATCACCGGTCACACCATTCGGGATGGTCCCAGAGGCCCTCTCCTCGATCCCCTTGTCCCCGAACGGACGGATACCGCTCTCCTCGGGAGAAGCCACCCCAGTGGAACCTCGGACCTCCCCTGCCGAATCGACGAGTACGATGTCCCCTTCTTGAATCCCCAGCTCGGGGAAGGTCACAGCCAGGGAGTCGTCATACAGGTGGTTGGCGTTATCCGCCCAGTCCGCCGGAGTCGGCGGAAGGGGGACATAGCCGCCCGTCTGGTTCACGTAGTCCGGCTTGGTCTCGTGGAGGATCTCATCCGTCACCAGGTCAAGGAGCTGCTCGTTGCTCTGCTCATGGGGCACCGGAGGCTTCCGCAGGTACACCTCGAAGGAGTAGAGCGACGGGTTGGCCAGGAAGCCTGGGTCCGTGAGGCCGGGTCGCCGGAGCAACAGCTTGGTTGCCGACATGACCCCAGCCACTTCGATGGTCTCGACGAGAGCCCCCGTCGGATCGATCAGCCGGAAGATGTCCCCACCGTTGATGTTCACGTCTGGGTCGTCGAACGGACCGAGCTGGGTGGCCCCAGTCGCTTCCAGCTCACCCTTCTGTTTGGTCGTCGGGGCGTAGGCGGTCACGTCCCCACGGCGGGTCTCGTAGGCGAACCGGAGCGGAGTGAGGCTCCCTTCCAGCTCGGTGCTCACGTCATGGAATCGACGGATTCTCCGAACCTGGATGTCCACCACCTCATCGTTGCCATCGAAGCGGAAGCCGATGCTCGCAGCTCCAACCGCTACCGTGAGCTGGTCTACGAGTCGTTGGTCCCCAGCAGCGTTGGCTCCCAAGTCCTGAGCCATCAAGCTGAAGGAGGGCTCGATGAAGATGCCGGAGGTAGCCCAGAAGCCGTTGGAGCCCACGTCAGCCCCAACACCCGAGGCCCAGGCCGAGTGCTCAGTGGTGAAGCGGTCGTTGGGGAGGAGGCACATGACCCCAGCGTTGTTCCGCAAGGCGGTCCATACGGGACCCCCCACCGCCTGGTCGAAGCCTGAGAGGTCGAGGAGGTCCGCCACATTGTCGAAGACCGTGGTTTCCTCGGGTGTGACGAACAAGCTGGAGGCCGTGACCGGCGACTCCTGGACGTAGACATGATCCGTAGCGGGAGCTGAAGCCGAGATGTCCTCGATCTCGTTGACATCGGCCTCGAACTCGTAGGTCAAGGTCGTAGCGGGGATCGGGTCTTCCGTCGAGATGGTGATGCCACCGAAGCCGTAGATGCACCAAGGCTGGGGAGCCGGGGCGATCTGGGCGTTGTGACCCACGGCATTGTTCTCTGGGAGGCTCTGCTCGTCAGCGACCAAGACCTTGAAGTAGACCATCCCCGAGACCGCCATGCCTTCGCTCAGGGCAGCGTAGAAGGTTGCAGCGGAGATCCCAGCCCCGGTCTCGTCCTCGAAGCTGGTGTTGTCCAGCGTCACCTTGCGGTAGTTGGGAGACACCGGGTTGGTCTCGATGGCCGTGTACAAGGCCCGAACGGTGAAGCTGTCCGCTCCATCGTTGGTCGTGACGAAGTAGATGTAGTGGTCGGTCCCACCAGGTGCCGCAAAGGCATTCCCTGTCGGGGATACACCCGTCAGCTCGGTGTCGTAGATGTCGGTGAGCCGCACCGTATCCGCCGTGTCGTTGATCGCCGGGTCAGCCCCATCGGTCGTGTTGGCGATCTTGGGGAACCGCATGTCGGCCCAGCCCGTGGCGGAGGCTACCGTCAGGAGGGTCAAGGCTCGAACGGGCCTTGGCAGCACCACCACTGGCCCCGTGTTCTCCTCGACCGCGTGCCGCACCAGGTACGTCCCCGCCTTGATGGTCCCTGCCACCGTGGAACCGCTCAGGACTTCGACCACATCCCCGTGTTGGATCTTCGAGACCGCTCCCAAGGAGGGAGTCACTTCCCAGAAGATGCTCTGGAGGGTGTCTCGGACCAAAGCCGTCCCCTCACAGATCTCGCCGTTGGGGTCCGGTGTCCCGATCTCGTCCTTGTTCGAGGACGGGATCAGGCTGAAGCGGAGGTCCGAGTCCACGATGGGCGTGTCCCCGTAGCCCTCGAATGCCATCACCCGGATAGCTCCCAGCTCATCCCCAGCTCCGACACCCGTGGCGTCCACCCAGATGCCGATGCCATTGTCGGATGTCCCCTGCAGCCAGGGCTCCAGGTAGTCGTCCGCCCGAGTGAGGAACGTCAGGGGCACAGGACCCGCCCCGTTGATGTCTCGGTTGATGGTGCTGGCCGGGTCGCTCTCAGTCAGGCACTCGTAGACGATCAGCTCCAGTTGGACCGACTGGCCGCCCACAGGATGCACCGCACCCCGCTCAAAGGAGGTCCGCAGGTCCACCACGTCGTTGAAGGTCAGGCGGTCGCTGGAGATGTAGCCCGTGACCGAGGCCCCTGTCCCTGCCGTGTACGTGTCGAGGTGGATGCGGAGGTCGTAGGCATAGTCCGTGACCCACACTCCACCGCCCGTGTCCGTGCTCGGCATCTCGGGATGGGCCGGAAGGTCGAAGAACTCCGTGCCCACGTTGTAGCCCGTGACCTGGATGCTCTTGTCTGCCACTCCCGTTCCGAAGATCACCGTAACGGGAACCACCACACCGTCCGGCCCCGTGACCGTCCCACCACCGCTCGCGTCGAAGGTGATGGTCAGTACGATGTCCCCAGGAACAACAGGCCCGATGGCTTCCCGAGCCCACAGCTCCAGAGTGATAACATTGGTGTTAACGAACAGGTCGTTCAAGCCGCCAACGCCTGCTCCACCGGCCCCGTCATCAAGGCGGAGCTGCCCAATGGAGTCCATGGCGAAGGTCGAGATGCCGGGATTTCCCACGCCAGCACTCTTGTCCACCGTGATCTGACAACCACTGGTGTTGACCATCGTAAACGGGGCTGTAGGCGGCGGCGTGACGATGTGAACGATGGCGTTGTCCATCGTGTACCGGATCGCGTCCCCCTGGGCCGTCTGGGTCACGAACCTCGGGGGCTCGACCAGGCTATCGGTCGAGAGGGGGTCCGCCTGAATGCGTCCCACCGAGAGCCAACCCTGGCTGGCCTGGGGCAGAGCCGCCGGAGAGCCGTACTCCATCAGCAGGAGGTCGTACTCGTCCACGAATCCCGTACCCACTCCCGTCGGCTGGTAGTTGACCCCCGTGACCAACGTGGCTGGGACTTGCAGAGCACCTCCCACCGTGTCGATGGCCCCGTCGGCACCCCGGACCTCGTTGGGGTACACGTACTGGGTGCCGTCGGCACTCATGGTCCCGATGACCTTGGAGATACCGATCTGGATCTCCTGGAAGCGGTCCTTCTCGGTGTTCCCCAACGTCAGGTAGGGAATCTGCCAGTCGCCCGTGTCATCCTTGGTCTCTCCCAGCAGGGCCGGAATCTGGAGCGGGGAGACATCTCCATTGGCGAACTCAACGAAGCCCTCCAGCTCGGACATGGGCAACGGTGTGTTCTGGGCAAAGAGTCTCTGAAGGTCGAACGGGATGTCGTCATCCCCACCCGGCAATGAGAGGTCTCGAAGGACGCCCGCCTTCCGCCGGATGCCCACGTCGAACCCTCGTCGGTAGTTGGGGGAAGACGCCTTCAGGAGGTTGAGCTGCTCGTTGGTCGGGGGCTCGTCCATCTCCACCGGCATCAGCGATGGGGACATGGCGGCCAGGGTGTCCCCACGTTCCAGGGTCATCTCCCCACCGGTCTCGAAATCGTCGAGTACCAGGATGTCCGCAGCGTCGTTGATGGGGATGTCGTCCCCGAGCTTGGTCAGGGACTTGAAGGTGATGATCACCCCGTCCTGCACGGTGTCGAGGAACACTCCAGAGCGTCGGACTGAACCCCCAGCGCCCGTGGCAGAGCCACCCCGGTATCCCAGGATGAACGTCTGGCCGTCCGGGATGCCCTTGAGGAGCATCACGGGGTCTGGGAAGTCGGACCAGGCCGGAGTCCGCAGAGCCGCATCCCCCGTGGTCAGGTCTTCGAGATCCCCGCTGTTGGCGATGAACCGGCTCATGTCCGGTCCGCCGGTCTCAGGGTCCACCGGGAAATCGGCGATCAGGAGTGGCGTCAGGACCGCCGCAGGTCGAGTGATGTCCGCAGCGGGGAAGCCCGTGCCGAACTGGTCTTGCTCGATGCCGTCCGGATAGTAGTTCCAGACACGGGCTCGGGGACGCCTCTTGTCCAAGAAGATGTTGCGGATCTGGTCGATGGTGCCCAGCACGGGGTTCGAGATGGCCCCGATCTCCGTCTGGAAGGTCGAAGCGAAGGTGGGCGGTGTGAGCCCCTGCTCCCAGGAGAAGGTGGGCCGCTCCATCTCGGTGAGGAACGAGTAGTTCCCCGCCCAGACCTTCCGCTCGATGCTGTTGTTCACCGGGTCACGGAGAGCCGGGTTCGACTTCAGCCCAGGGTAAGACAAGAAGAACGCTCGCGTGCGCTCGGGGAACAGGCGGGACAACGGATGGGGCGAAGCCATCCGGTCGAAATCACCCTTGGGACGGAACACCGGCCCGAGGATGGGGTCCCATCGGAACTCCGGACGAGCAAGACCCACGATCACCCGGTCGTCGATGTCGTTAGAGATCAGGATCTTCTGCCGCTCGGCCAGGATGTCGAGCACCACCGGGTCCATCATCCACGGCGTACCAGGGATACCCTCCAGCTTGGCGAGAAGCACGGTGGCGAACAGCGGGTTTAGCAGCGGATCGTCTTCGAGGATCGGCGACTCGAACGGAGGCGTCAGGTACGAGGCAGCCTCCTGGAATACCTCGGACCACAGGTTCCTGGCGTTCAGGAGCCCCGTGATGCTGTCCTCGTAGCCTGGTGGCGTGTAGAGCTTGTCTCGCCCCACGAAGAAACGGAACTTGCCGTGACGATCTCCGATTACGTCCCCACGGATCGCCTCGATGACCTGCTCGAAGGTCTCGACCACCTGGTTGTAGTACGTCAGGAAGGAGCGAGCACCCCGGTCCGTGTCCGTCAAGTCAGATCGCTGGGTCGTGAGGCTCTCCAGACCTTGCTCTTGTTCGACTTCAGCTCCCGTAGTCACGGTGGGACCCTGGCCTGCTTGTAGGGCAGAGAGCGTTCCTGCCACAGCCTGAGCCACCTCGGGGGCGTACTCCTCCATCGGGAGGATGCGGCAGTAGAAGGAGTCCGGTGAGTAGAAGCTGTAGGAGGCTTCCAAGACACCGCCCAGCAGCCCATTGGCCGTACTGGGCACCGTGTTGTAGCGATAGAGGGTCGAGTACCTGGGCAAGCTCAGGCGTCCCTTGAGGAAGCCAGGCTTCAAGGTGTCCAGCCTGGTGTGACGGAACAGGAGCTTCTGGTTGGGCATCAGCGGAGCTTGGATGGGCTCCAGCAACGTGACGTTGCCCGTGTCCGAATCCACCGTGTACTCGATGCCGAGGATCAAGCTCCTTCCTGGCAGCTCATTCCCCTCTTCATTCAGCTCACCCAACAAGATCAACTCGAATTCCTCGCTCTCGACGAAGGCCCCCAGCCCGAGGAACTGCCTTGGCATCGGCGGGTACATGGGGCGGACCGAGAGCTTGACCTCGTGCTCCTCCTCCATGGCGAACCCCGTCGTGAAGGGCGAAGTGACCTGCACCGTCGTGACCTGACCATCTTCCGAGATCTGGGCATCGGAAATGATGTGGGGCTCACCACCCAGGTCCAGCAGATGTCCCGGCACCGCGAACTGGGTCACGTCCCCCTGGAAGTCGATGGTAGTTTGCCCCCGATCCACGGGCTCCCAGTCCACCTCGACGAGCATCAGGAAGCCCGCAGGAGCATCCAGGACGGGCACCCCATCCACCTCGGTCGCAACCGGCCTGTCGGTGAGGAGGGTGAGAACATCGTTTCCAGGCGCTCTGGAACCCACCTCGGTGATGGGAGTTGGGAACACCGTCACCGTCGTCTGGTCCGTGGCCGAGTCGTAGACCACCCACTTGATGTAGAAGGGATTACCCCCCAACCGCATCAGCATCCCGTTCCGGATGTCCCCAGTACGGTCGGTCTCCAGCACGAACACGTCTTGCCCTTCTTCCAAGAAGAAGGGCGGACGGTAGGCCGGGTACGTCCCCGAGGAGTACGCCTTCTCCCCACCGAAGGCATTGACCACGGCGTAGGAGATCCGGACGGCAGACGTGGCTTCGAGGTCTACCAAGAAGTGCAGCTCGTTGGCCTCGAAGTCGATGGTCATGTCCTCGGTGCCGAAGTTCTGGATGAAGTCGTCCACCCAGACCGTCGGTTCCACCGCCTCGAACACCGTCCTGCGGAAGCCGTCCGTGTCCACTGGGTTGAAGCTGTAGGTCTTGGAATCGACCCTCGTGGCTTGCTCACCCTTGACGAACACCGGCAAAAGGCCCCGGACCTCGATGGGGTTCCCCTCGTCGTCCAGCTTCTTGTGCCCCGCCGGGTCCGCTTCGAGGAAGTCCACCTCGACGATCTGGCGATCTCGGTTGGGCCGCAAGAAGGCGAACGAGCTGGCCATCGGGGAGAAGGCCACGTCCGTCCGCTGCTCCGTGACCATCTGCTCGACGAAGTACACCTCCTCCGAGGGATGGGCCAGCATGTCGGCCTCGGAGATGTTCAGGTATCCCGTGCTCGGGTCGTACTCCACCGTCTGGGCCGCCAGGAGGGTAGGGTCGAGGAACTCACCTACCCAGTAGACGAGGGACTGGTCGTAGTCGGTGAGCACCTGGGAGCCGAACTTCAGCTCACCGGTCGTGGTCAGGTACTCGATCTCGTTCGCCGGGAAGGGGTTGCTGAACTGGGTCACGCCCGTCAGATCCACCCCGTGTTCGAACCGCGTGTCCCCCACCAGGATGGCGAACGCCTCGTCGGTAAACCGGAGATTGAAGGGCGAGCGGGGAACTGCACCAGGCACGTAGAGCGAGTCGTTGGCGATGGTCCCCAGCTCGCTGTCCGGCAACGGGGTCAACGAGGCGAGGTTGTCCGGGTTGGTTCCCGTCAACGTATACCGGATGGCGATAGGGCGGTTGCTCAGGAGGGCATCCGTCACCACCGCCTGGAGGCGATCCGCCTCCTGAGCTACCGGGGTCTTGGGAATTGTCCCGAGCGGGGACAATCGCCGGATGTGGAACACCTCCTCTGGAAGGTGGTTGAAGTCCACGAACTGCACGTCGGCGAGGATCGACGGGTCATACACGTCATCCGGGTAGCCGTCGTAGACCTCCCACGAGGCCAGGCGATCCCCGGAGTCCGCCAGGAAAGTCGGGGTCACATCCAGGTCGTCCGGCACCGTCGGGGTCATGGAAACCGTGTACCAGCCTTCCGAATCCCCCGACGGGATTTTCAACAGGTCACCTTTGGTGACCCCAAGGGCCGTGAAGTTCGCCTGCCCGGCCTGAAAGTCATTGAAGAAGGTCGTCGTTCCCTCGACCCAGGAGCCCCTCGACCCCATGCCGATCAGTCCGGCGATCTCCTCGACCAGGAGGGCGTACCCCGCCGCTCCATCATCAGGGAGGAGGTAGTCGCTACCCTGGGTCAAAGCCTCGTAGGGACCTCCCATCGAGACAGAGAGGCCGCCCTGTGGGTTGGGCTCGACCCCGAGCATGGTCTCGGGCAGCACGTTGAGCTGTCCCAAGGTAAGGGCCTGGATCGGTTGCTCGATGGCAACGACGTTCGAATCCCGTTCGAGCCAGAGGAAGTGGTCCTCCTCGAAGCGGTACGCCACATCAATGAGGTTCTCCAGGTAGGTCGCCACCAGCGTCACAGTGGGACCGTTCCGAACTGCCGTCGTCAGCCGGAAGAACACATTGGTGTCGTACCCCGCCACGTCTTGGAGGGGCGGGTAGTCGAGGTTCAACACCGGCTGGGCTTGCAGGCCGTTGCTCCCCGTCAAGAGCTGGTCGGTGAATCGGTAGCGGTTCTGGAAGTCGGAGACCGCCTCGCTGTAGTCCCGGTTGAGCGGGCTCCGATGCACCCCGAAACTCATGCCCGAGTCCGCACGCCACGTCCCGGCACCCGCTTCGACCCGCCACCCCGGCAAGAGCCCCAGAGCCGCCGCCCCAGAGAATTCCCTCTCACTCGGGATCGACCCCCAGCCGATCTCGATGACGCCACCCGCCGAAAGAGTCTCCACCACAATGTGGCCGTGCAAGGCCCACACGTTGGCATCTGGGTCACTGGAGATGGGGTTGGGCGGGCCGCTCAAGGCAGCGGAATCATTGAGGATACTGGCCGATACTTCCTCTGCCGAGAAGGTGCCAGCTCCCAGAGTTGCAGCACTCCACTGGTAGGGCGTTCCGTTGATAGCGAGGTAGAGCCCTTCGTTGCCGTCGAGGGTGAACTCGTCCCGGACGCGGGAGTACATCCGGCCCTTTGTCGTATATCGGGAGGGCTTCAGGAGGGCCTGGAGGAAGTAGAGGTTGTCCCCAGGCGGCACCTTCCGGGCGGCGTTGAAGTTCAGCTTGGCCTTCGAGCCTGTGCCAGACCCCACGTAGAAGGGACTCGCCTGACGGGCCACAACCGCTCGACCGCCCTTGACCTTGAAGGTGAACTCGGGGACATCCAGCTCGGTGTCCACCACTTCGAGCTGTTCGATTGCCCGGATGGAGGCGAACAGGAATGTGTCTCCAATGGTGACGTTCTCCGCTCCCAGGTCACGGACTTCGGCCTCACGGATCAATCCCGTGGTGGTGAACAGGCTGTTATCCCCACCAGGCCGGACGCCCGGTGGCTGGGCCGTCACCGTCGGGACTGCCCCCGTGCCGTCGAGGACGTGGAGCATCCCCGACACGCCCAGGCCATCTGCCCCGAAGGGGTCGGCCTCGGGAACGAACAGATCGAAGAAGGGCGGCAGAGGAGCGACCGCAGGGTTCCCGAGGTTGTCCACCAGCTTCACGGGTTCCCTGGCGGGTTGCGGGGCTTGGTTGAGGGCCACTCCATCGTAGAGGACGGTCGCCGCCAGGTAGTTGGGATCGAAGTCCAGGGAGGTCGGGTCCGCTTTGGCTACCAGGTCCGGAGGGAACAGGAGCTTGCCGGAGGCGAGGGAGACCCCCACCTCGGTCTCGGAAAGGGTCAGGGTCTCCAGCTCGGCATCAGTCTCGACCAGGATCGGAGACAGGTGACTCCGTGTCCCGATTCGGATGAAGGGGTAGTCCTCGGGACTGGGGATCGGGGCCACGAACAAGGGTCCCGTCTTGGCATCGAGGAGAGGAGCTACGATTCCGTCCGCCTGCTCCTCGAAGCTCCGGTAGCTGTACCAGACGTGTTCCCCAGCGAACTCCTGCACGAAGGCCGGGTTCCATTGGATCTGGCCCGTGGAGAAACCCACGATCCCGGCCAGAGGGGGGGTTGAACCGCTGAAGTCGTAGACCTCACCCGCTTCGTCATCGTCCACGACGAGGAGACCCGAGAAACCCGTGGGGCTCGTGCTCTCCGCCACCGGGTACGAGCCGCTGTCCGGCACCCGACCGATGCGGACCATGGCGTACTGGGTGGGGTCTCCAGCTACACCAGGCAGGTACGAGCCGATGCTGGTCCCTGTGGGCAGCGGAGAGAGCACGTACTCCCCGTCGAAGTCGAGAAGGCCGATGTCCCGAACGCCGGTTCCCTTGAAGGGCTCCCACCGCTGGTTCCGACCGTTCCACCCGAAGCGGGTCTCGTAGACATCGTTCCTCGTCCACCAGAAGCGGGAAGAGGACACGAAGTACGCCACCCCCACGATGGCGTCACCCCGGCTCTGGGAGAGCCCACCACCGAGGTTCGCATCGAGGAACGCCTGGTTGACCTCGACGAGCCCTGCGTTCGCATCCACCGAGGTGAACCACGCCGAGGGGATGGTCAGTGGAAGGAGCGTCCCCTGCACCTTGACCTGGATGGCCTCGATGTCCGAGATGGCCCGGCCACCGTTGTCCGTCACGATCACCCGGTTGGTGCCGTCGTTGTAGAAGTTCCCCTGGGCGTCCTCGACCGTCATCGAGCCTTCTGGGATGAACCCAGAGCCGTCGATCTTCAGCCAGTTGGGGTCAGTCGTGTCGATGATGCCGAGCTGGGCCGAGTTGGCAGCCCAGACCAGGTACTCGGTCGTGATCTCACCAGGAGCATCGAGGATGGCCGCTCGGTACTGATCGGCGTCCAGCTCCACCAGGGGGGGGCTGTAGGGCTCCATTGTCCAAGAGCCGGGCACGGGCTTCATGTCCCGCACCACACCGCTCTCGGCCAAGGCCGTCGTCTGCGAGTTGGCGTTGGCCGCCATCGCTCCTCGGAGCACGTATCCGCTCAGATCAAATCCCATCTGCTAGACCACCTTGCTCGCGCTTGTGCCGGTAGAGGGGAAGACCCCTGCTGTCACGGGTGTCACCGCTCCCACACCTGTTCCCCGTTTAAGCTGCTTGGCGATACCCTTCGACATCGCCGAGAACAACAAGCTCGCCGCCGTTCCCTGTGCCCCGAACACCTGGCTCAAGGACGCCATCAGTTGGAACCCCAACGTCTTGGCATTCACCAGAGATACTTTCGAGTTGTCCACTCCGATGCTCACGCCGGTCGAGGTCCCCTCGTACTGCCCCGCCTTCGTGAAGGCCATCGAGACCCCCGTGGACACGAGGGACGCCAGAGAAGCTGCTTGCGTCCCCTCGATACCCGATGCCTTGAACTCCACCAGGATGATGTCCGCTCCTGGTGGCACAATCAGCTTCCCACTCACCTTCCCCGCTCCGGCGGTCCCCTTGACGTTACCAGTCAGGGCCATGTTGGTCGGGATGATGGCCCACTCGTAGACCGCCTGGCCCACCACCTGGGCGAGCCGGTTCATCGACGTGCCGTTCCACCCGAAGAAGGTGGCCGCCAACGCCATGTCCCCGCTCACCTGGGCTCCCGACAAACTCATGTGCTCACCGCCGGACCGAGGGTATGTCCCGAGCTGCCCATCTTCCCGTTGAGGGGCGAGCTGAGAGGCTGACCGTTGATGGGGTTTTGGTCCCCACCACTGACGATACCGCCCAGCTTCGTTCCTTCGACTGGTCCACCCAGAGTCACCCCAGATGCTCCGCTCACCGTGGCCCGTCCCTGACTCGACACCGTGGCCGACACGGAGCCCTTCAGGGTTGCTGCTCCCGCCTTGGCCTCCACCGCAACCGTCCCGCTCGTCACGGACACATCCCAACCGCTTGGGGACATGGCGGCGGTGTTCTCCACCGACTTGGCCTTCCACGTCCCACCCAGGGTCTCGTAGGTCATGTCGCCGACCTGCATCTGGGTGTGGTGGTTCCCGGCGTTGAACACCTCCTTGCGACTGCCCACCTCGTAGGTGTGCTTGTCCACGTCCGAATCGGGCGGGATCATCGACCCCGTGAACGTGGTCTCCCGCAAGGGGAGGTCCGAGATGTTGGAGTCCTTCGGCCCCGAGAAGCTCTGATTGCTCCTCCCCGTGACCGTCAGCTCATGCTGCTTGCCGCTCAGGGAGAGGCGATCCCCCGCCTTGACCTGGGTGTTGTTGGTCCCGTTGATGATGGCCTGGGACGCCTTCATCGAAGCCCGCTGACCGCCGTCGATGTTGACCGCCGTGTTGGCCTCGATGTTGACCGCGTTCTGCCCCTTGATCAGGACGCTGGGTTTGTCATCCGGCATCCCATCAGGGCTAGACGGCGAGAGGTTCTGGACCTGGGTATCGTCCTCTAAAACCCCGCCGCCCTCGATCACCACCGCTGATGTGGAGCTGCGGAAAATCAGGCCCCGGTTAGATTCATCCCCCTGGGAGGCGTGGTTGATCTTCAGCGGTCCGTGGAACTGGAGGAACAACTGTCCTCCGAGAGCGATTCGGGCATTGCCCTCGCAAGCGAGCTGGAGGGAGTCCTCCTTGGGGTCTCCACCGAGGTAGCCCTTGAAGCGACCGTCCTTCGTGAAGGCACAGAAGGCCCCGCTTCCCCAGTTGTCCATCGGCGGACGAATGCGGAACAACGAGGCGGCCTGTGCTCTCCAGTCCGAGGGGTTGGGGACAAGCTGTGGAGCCACCGACACGGACCCGGTGGCCTCGTTGTCGATGGTCATCACCTCGGGAGCCAGGGGGAGGCCGTACTGGGATCTCCCCTCCTGAGTGAAGGGATCGTTCCCCACCACGCTGCCGTGAACGACCTCGACGTAGGGCCGGTTCTGGGACAAATCGGTGACGGCTGCCCCTTCCGGGTTCTTGGGGAGTCGGTCCGCATCGAAACCGTCGGTCTGCTCCGTCACCGGGAGGCGACCATCCGAGGTGTGGGCCACTTCCAGCCGATGTTCGGTGAACGTCGGCAGGTCGTTTCCGTTCGCCACCGAGTTGACTGTCCCTGTGGCCGCCACCCGGTACATACCCTTGCCACCGTACACGGCGTCCGTGCCGTGGCCTGCTGCAACGAGCCCGGACCCATCGAGGAACAAGCCCTGTCCAAGGATGGCATAGGGGTCCAGGTTCTTCGGCAACGCAAAGGCCGCACCCCCAAGCCCCTGACTGGTGTAGTTCCGGCGGAGCAGCTCGGCTGGGAGGAGAGCCCCTTGGGGGTATCCCGACCACTCCTCCAGGTCTTGGATAGGAATGGGCTCTCCATCGCCGTCCACGATGCGGTTGCCATCCCACCGCTTGCCGTCGGACACGACCTGGGTGGCCAGGAGGGTGGCATCCCGCTGGACCATGCCGCCGTAGATCCGGAAGCCCGCTCCCACATGGAACTGCTGGAGGGAACGGAGCACGAACGCCTGGTCCTGGTCCCGGAGACGAATTTCATTGCCACGCCGGTTGGCTAGGAGCACCCCCTCGTCGAGGAACAGGTCGGAGCCCTGAGCTGAACAGGCAGCGATGTTCCCAGGCTGCAAATGGGGGAGCTTATGGCGGACTCGGACGTGGGCTCCTTCCACCATGGAGGAGCCCTTCTCGGTGAAGTCGTACTCGTCGGCCTCGAAGTCCTGGGTGGTGAGCCAATCCTGTCCAGGCCATGCACCAGGGATAACCCACGACACAATGATGGGGATGCGGGACCCAATAGGATCTCGTCCCGTTCCTGCACTCTCCTGGGGAGTCCACCCCACCACGCAGTAGTCGCCGATCTGAGGCATCGCCCCGAAGAAATGCCGTGCTCCCGCTCCGGGGAAGGTGAGGGGCACCGGGACGTGCTCGTACTCATCATCGGCCCCCTGGACGACCCGAAGGGTGACAAGGAACTCCTCATAGTTGACCTCGACGACCCGACACATGCCGAGGGCATAGGCTGAAGTACCCCGGCTCGGGGACATCTGCTTGGCCCTGGACGCCCGTCCAAGTTCAGCCTCAATCTTGGCCTGGGGGATATGGCTGCGACCAGTAGGATCGACCATGAGTTACTACCCCTCTCCCCGGTTGTTGGTGAAGCGGTCGAGGATCGCTTGCCACTCCTGCTCGGTGCTAGGTTCCCGGTTCTCCAACGCCTTCCCACGGACAGCCTCCTGGGAACGCTTCCAGTCGTCTGTCCTCCGACCGATCTCCAACGCCTGGAATACCGAGGCGTCGTCCATCACAGGGTCGCCTTCGTCGTTGAACTCCAGGTTCGCGTAGGTCTCGGCCATCGAGATGTCCTGGGTCTGGGCCACCTCGACGAAACTCATGGCGAAGGCTTGGCCCAGGTCCACGTCCGCTTCAGCTCCGCGATGGGCTGTCGCTGACGGGAAGTTACCTTCATGGAAGCCCAGGTCGGCCAGGGAGAAAGCAGAGTTCTCGATGGGGAGCTTCTGAGTACCGTCACGTCCCTGGTCTGCAAACCAATTCATCAGATTAAGCTGGAAGGCCGTCTTGTTCTCATTGAGCTGGGCCAAGCCGAAATCTAGGAGCTGCTGGTCAGAGAGGTTCCCCGCCAAGTCCTGCACCATGTTATTCCACGCATCCTTGGCATTGAACTCCACCGTGACCTTCTCGATCTTCCCGTCCTCGGTCTCGAATTCCTCCTCCACACCCGTCTGCCCCAGGAACACGGCTCGGATGAACGTATCCACTGTCTGGGGGTCCACAGCTCGGAAGGGGTCCGCTTGGAGGAGCTGGTCGAATGGGTTGTTGGCGATCACGTCCAGGCCACGACCGTAGCTGTAAGTGCCGATGACCTCGTGACCCGAGGCATCACTGATGGGGAAGACAGGGCTGACATATTCCTTCGCCTGCTTGATCGGGGTTTCCAACGGCTTCGAAGACAGGGTGGGTGTGGCGAACAAGGCAAGCTGCTTGTTCATGCGCTTGACCTTTCCGGTGTTCTCTGCTTTCAGGGCTTCCTTGTTCGATGCCTCCCAATCCGTCGTAAAACTCTGGTCCAAATACCACGACCAATCCCGGAAGGCCGTGTCGAAGGTCTGCTGAGTCGTAAACGACCGGCCCAACCCACCTCCGAATTCCTGGTATTCACGGAATGTCATGTGAACACTGGAGGCCGCTTCCAATGTTGAAGGGTTGACAAACGGAGGAACCCCATCACTTGCCACCGAGTCCACCAGCCCATTGAGGTAGTCCACGATGGGCTGGAAAAACTCGCCGATCTGGTCATCGAGGTGAGCCTCGAAGGTCTCAGGGTCCGCCTTCTCGTACTGAGCTTTGGCAACCTTCGACACACCCGCACCCACATCCCCGGAACGATAGGTCCGTTCCACCGCAATGTTGGGGGTGTAGTTCCTGATCGACACCGTGGCAGGGTGAATCTGGAAGGCGATGGCTGTGATTTCCCCCGTCGGGACCGTTTCCCTCACCTCACCAGCCAACTCCACGTAGAGTCCCTGCTTCACCCCACCTGTGGTCTCCACCAGCTCTGCCTCGGGAGTCCGAAGCCCATCCTCGGGGGAGGAGGGGTTCATCGTGTAGATCTCCCCATCCTGCGGGAACTCACCCTCGGAGGCGAGACCCGCGTCATCCACGATGTCCCCGAACTCATCCATAGAGAAAGCTCGACCCTGATGCTCAGGATCAGGATGGGACTGGGAAAAGTAACGGTAATAGCCGGGCAATGAGCCATTCGTGAAGATAGCCTTCTGCTCGCTCAGGAGGTCCAAGAGGTTCGCCGAGCTGTTGGGGTTGTCCCAACCCGAGAGGGCTCCCTGGGCCAACCAGCCACTTGCCCACTGGGTGATCGCCAGCAAGAGCTGGATAGCCTCGTCGTCCGCCGTGACCCCCTCGTTTCCTTGGGCCTGGTTCTGGACGTACTGCTGGGCGATGGCCACCAGGTCTATCCCTCCAAGAAAGCCCTCTTCGGTGTTTTGGAAACCGATGTCGTCGGACCCCGTCTTGACGTACATCTTGACCTCGGACCCGCCGTAGAGGTCGCCCTTGTACGAGTAGTAGCCGTAGGTGTCTGGTCCCGAGATGTCCCCACGCTCCTGGGCAGCGTAGTAGAGCATCACCCGGAGCGTCCTCGGGTTCGTGATGTCCGTGAAGTCGGCCCCAGCGATCAGATTCATCGGGTTGATATGGTCGGGGTCGAGGGCCATGACCACGTTAGGGAAGCCCGAGAGCTTGGGAGCGTTCTCGTCGTCATACACCTGGAGGGGCTTCGGCGGGAACGTCAGGTCGTTCAGCCTCACGGAGTCGATACCACCAACCTCGCTACCCACGTCACCGGGGGCAAAGAACTTGGCCCGCTTGCCCTGGAGCTGGAGGGTCGTCGTGCAGTCGGAGCCCACCTGGTAGCTGTGGCTGAAGCTGTTGCAATAGTAGAAGCAGTCCAGGTACGAGATGTAGAAGGGGTAGCCCACCCGGATCTCGGGCCGGAGAGGAACGGTCACGCTCGCCGAGGTCCGGTCGATGTTGAGCACATCCAAAAAGTTGACGGCCATGAAAAACAGATCTCGGGGATTGGTCTTGTAGTTCGTTTCGAATGCTTGGGGCCTCCAGCCGAATTGGGCCACCAGGCGGTAGTCGATGTAGGTTCCTTTGACGCCCCACTCACCCTCAGTCGCTCCTGTAACCGTGCTCCCGTATTGCCCTGCCGAGCAAGTTACATAGGTGGCGATGGGCTCCTTCTCGCCGAAGTTGATGTTGATGATGTCGATGTCCTCGATCCGGTAGACCCGGCTCGCCGAGGTATCGAGGTTGTAGAAGTGGGGCTTGAAGACGAAATCGCCATCAGAGTCCTGGAAGAACTCGAAGTTTGTGACCTCACAGACCTTCTGGGCAATGTCCATCTTGGTCTCATAAGAGGACTCGAACAGGTTGATGTTCGCATACTGGGTGATGTCATTTAGGAAGGGGATCATGGAGAAGACGTTCATCTCGATGGCACCCTCCTGGAAAGTGTTGTCCTGGCCCGTCACCGCCTGGTCCTTGTCGTAGGTGGGGACCTTGCGGGGATCGACGAGTCCCAACGTCTTGGACGCCTTCAGGATGCCCTCGGCTGCCTTCACATTGCCCTTGGATGGAAACAAGACTTCAGCTTCACCCGTGGAGAGGCGTCCCAAGAAGGCAGCCTGGGCAGAGTTGAACAGCTCACCGGAGATGCCGTGCATCCGGAGGCTGTTCACCCTGGTGGAGAACCTCTTCCTCCAGTATTCGAGAGCAAGCGTGAACATGCTCTGCCCCTGGACGTTGGCATCCACGTTGGTCTTTTGGGATAACGCCCACGAGACCCCTCCGGCAGCACCCGCCGTGTCATGGAAAAGGCTGTAGATGATCTCGAAGGGATGAGATCCTGTGTAGTTGTGCCCCCGGAAGGACATCTTCAGCTTCGAGTTGTTTGGCCTCGCCCCGAACAGCGAGGCGTTCGTGCTCATGCTCTGGTAAGACCAGAAGTGCAAGAGCGAGGAACAGGAGATCGTCGCTGTCTGGAAGCCGCCACTGTAGGCGAAGTCAACCGAGGTCACGACCCCGTGGAACACCGGGTAGTAGGGGTACGCCAGGAGGTCATCCCACGCCTGCTTGGAGTGCCACCCTCGACCCTCGTAGTCGTTGACCCCGGCCTCCCCCGGTTCGACGACGATGCCGGTGTTGGGGCTCGACCCCTGAACGAATTCATCACCCCACCAATTCTCGGCGACCCCGACTCTATGATTGGTGGCACACTCCAGTTCGCTCAGGCCATCTCCACAATTTCCTGTTCCAGGCGTGGAATTCAGACGCTCGATGTTCTGGGCAAAAAGGCCGATCAGCTCCGACATCGACGCCCCGTTCTTGTCCGCTTCGACAAGAGCATCCCCGTACCGACCCATTTCCATCAGGATGCGGTCGGTGTTCGTCTGGGCATCCTGGGCGTCGTAGTAATAATCTTCCTCGGCATTATATTCGGTTTGGTTCGTCGTCCCCGCCGTTCTTCCTTCCTTGAAAGCAGGATCAGCAGCCCCGGCTCCTCCATCAGGAAGGAGCTGGAACAACCCCACAGCCCCACTCTTGTCGTTCACGGCATTTGCATCGAGACCACTTTCACCGTAGGAGTTGACCACGGCGGCCAGGGCGATGGCGTTCGAGTACCCCGCGTTGGTGAAAGACTCGTAGATCAACCACGCATTCTGCTGTCGGTCAGACCCCGGAATGGACGAAATCAGGCTCCCCACGTCGTCGTAGGTCTGTTGGTTCTCGAAACCCCCAGTCTCGTCACCAGCAGCATCCTTGAAGGTGGTGTCAGCGATGCCCTCGTCGGTCACGTCCTGGAACCCGATGAAGTTGCCCTCGTCGTCGAAGACGGGAACCTGGCCCCCATCATCACTCTGCTCGCGGAACAGACCTCTCACCGGGAAGTAACCTCGCATGTAGACGTGGACTTCGAGCCCCGGACGGAAGATGAACTGGGCGTCCCGAACGACTGAATCGAGTGCGTGGACGGGGATGGAAAGCGAGATGGTGGAGGACAGTGACCCCGGCTCCGTACCGTTGTCCACCGAGACCGAGGTGATGTATTCGTTGACCGGGATCGCTCGTTGCTCTCCTCGAAGGTTGGAACCCGGCACCGTCAAGTCGCCGTTGATGTACACCAGGCAGTCCGGCGTATGCTGAACAACCTTCTTGTTGTTGAGGGTCCACGAACCGACGTATGGGCGTTGTTCGACCGTCATGACTACCTCCCCTTGATGAACCTGTTGGAAGGTGGCAACGGGATGATCACGTCAGCGTCGGGGTCTTCCTCCTCGACTGGAGCCTCGAACCCCCCTTCCCCGACCTCGCTGCTTGTTGAGGTCGGAGGCGTCGTCAAGGCACTCCCGAGGGCCTGGGTCAGACCACCGGAGCCCGTGCTGAATTGAGTGGAGCCGGTGGCATCTCCGAACAGGGAACGGTTCCCTGGTTGGTTCCCCACGTCCCCGTAGGCCGGATTCCCGTAACGATAGTTCCCCACGCTCGGGATCGGCGAGTCCAAGGGCGAGATGGAGTAGCTCGACTCCTTGTTGTCGAGCTGGAACGAGGCCACGAACTCCATCGAGAACTCGATGCCACCGTTGGGCTTCTCCTCGGTGTAGCCCCAGGTGAAGCTCTCGATATGGCCAATGTAGCTCCAACCGTCGTAGTCGATGCCCAAGGCCCCCACCCCCAGCATCGCGTTCGACTTACCGAGGGTGTCGTAGATGTACCCTGCACTCTTGTAGAAGGTGAACAGGGCCATGAGATTCTGGAAGCTCGCCGAGTTCCTCTTGGTGGCGAACTGAGCCCCCGAGGGGATGGTCCCCTGGCCGGTCTGCGGGTCCACGTACTCGAAGGCTCCGGCGAAGAAGGCCCCTGTCGTGCCCGAGATACTCAGACGTACCTGGTCCTCCCCCCACGCCTGGTAGATGTACCCCATCCGGCTCCGCTCCTGGAACTGGTGGATCTTGGCGTAGGTGATGCTCAGGTCCGTCGGGTTGATGAGCAACGTCAGTGGTGGGGTCGAGAGGATAGTTTCAAGCTGGATCGCCATGTCCATGGCGGTGTCCATGTCCGTGATGGCAGACTCGAAGTTCCCCTCCTCCTGCGGGAGACTGGTGACTCTTCCCCCACTCGTCACGACCGTCTGATTCTCCCCTGTCGTCGAGGAGACCGTTCCTGTGATGTCGTCCGTCCACCGGCTGGTGGCATAGCTCTGTCCCGAGGCATAGGCGTCCGACCCGCTCAAGGCGTTGTGGTAGATGCCCAGGTTCACCGGGATGGGGTTCCCGTTCTCGTCCAGCTCGTTGGTTTCCTGGCCCGTCAGCAGGGAGGGGTTCTCCAGGTACATCAGGGGAGGAAGGACCCGCAGCGTGAAGGGCGAGAGGGTCCGCAGCCACCCGTTGGACCCGTCGATGGGCTGCCCGAGCTGATCCACGTAGGCAAACCCGATTTCAGTCCCCGTCTGGAGGTTGTACTCACGGGACTTGACCAACTCCAGGACGTTCGTGTGGGTCGCCTCGTATTGCCCGGCAGCAATCTCCACGGCACCGATGACGGTGGAGTTGTCGTTGGGCTTGACGGGTGTAGCCATTGTTCAATACCTCACAGGGACAACGAGCCGAGGGTGTGCAGCACCCACGCCTCGTGGGAGATCGTGAAGGAGCTGGTCAGGGTGAATTGGTAACCCTTCTCAGCAGTTTCCTGCACCGTGAAGTCGTTGAACCAACCGAAGTATGCCCCTCCGTCGAAGGTGATCTTGATGATGCCCTGGAAGACGATCTGACCCCTGCGGTCGTAGACCGAGCCGTTGTTGTGGAACAGGGCGAGCATGTCCAGGTATTTGTCGTAGGCGATGGTGTCCCGCCTCGTCCCACCCGCATCGAATCCGTCCCCAGTAGGTCCAGGTCCGGTGATGTTGGACAAACCACCGTACAGCCTCTTGAAGCCCCCCGTGGCCTGCTCGAAGCTGACGTTCCTGGGGCCTTCTCCCCAGTGCTGCTCGACCCAACCCCCCTTGGTCTGGATGCGGGAGATGACCTTGCTCCAGGTGAAGTTCATGGACTTGGGGTTCACATGGAGGACCATCTTCAACCCCTCGGGGAGGAGACTGGTCTCCATGTCGGTCGCCAGGATGTCGAAGACGACCGGACGGATGCCCAACCCAGAGGACTCGTCCTCTGGGCTCTGGAAGGCACTCTCGAAGACTTCCGTCATCGGATCACACTAACCTTGCCGCTTCGAGCCCACGACGGAGGGTAGCGAGCACCTTCGTTTCATCCCCACCATAGACGTAGATGTTGACAATCCCGCCACCGCCCATGCCACCAGCCAAAGGTCCACCAGGCTTGACTCCCGATACCACATCACCAGGGTCAATGGAGAAGGCTTCGGCACGTCCACCTGTGGATGGGATGCGAAGCAGAAAGTCCTTGAGTTCAGGGTATTGACCGCTCAACTCGTCGTACAGGGTTCCCCCCTGGGCCTTGGCTGCTTTGGCTACTTCGTCGTACCAGGGCTGTGAGTGAGGGACGATACCAAGGCCGCCTACCCCTGCTTCCTTGGCAAAGTGTTCCAACCCCCGTCGTTTCCCCTGTTCTTCGAGTAGATCGACAACCTTTCCGGTCTTCGTAACTTGAGCTTCCTGGACCGCCTTCGACCGATCCATGGCCGTGAGGAGGGCTTGGGGATTCTCAGTAGCCTTGACCATGAGTTCCAGAGCTGCCTTCTGCTTCAACAACAGCTTCGTTTCCTCATCCATGTTTTTCCAGAGCCCCCCAACGCCTTCCACCATCTCCTTGGCTCGTGCTTCGGCCTTACCCCCTTTCTCAATGGTGAGCTTCCCATAGATGCTCTGTTGTTCTTCTGTGAGAAGGGCACTCCGAGAGTCCAGTTCTTTTTCGAGGCGTGTTGCCTCCTCTCCTTTCAGACCTGTATAGCCCACTTCATACCCACCCCCAACAATACCTTTTCCGAACATCGAGGAACTCACAGGACCCCCGGATACTGCATCCCTTCGGAACTCCTCTATACTCGTAAAGGTCCCCTCTTTAGCCTCCTTGATAGCTTCGACTTCTTGCTGTTGCCACATCAGGGAATCCCGTTGGATCTTCACCCTCTCCGCTTCCTGTTGGAGCTGCTTGACGGCCTCCTTGTCCCCTCGCTGGTCAGCCTCGTCGATGCGGGTATTCAGGTCTGTCAGCTTGTTTGTGAGGTCTTGGCGTTCCTGGTTAATGGCAATGATGGTTTCCTGCTGCATCGCAAGCTGCTCTTTCGAGAGTGGCGATCCCATGTCCTTCTTGAACCAACCCAGGTAAAATTGCGTGTTCTCCCAGATCTTCTGGAGCCAGGCTCCAATGGTGTTCTTCATGATGTCCCCGAGGGTCATCGTGTGAACGGCAACCTGCCGAGCGAGTTTGATTTGCTCGTCAGGCTCCTCGATTAGAGCCATCATGTCTGCACTAGCCGCCAGCAAGTCCTTGGCGCTTTCAAGGGGAATCTCAGAATCTTCGACAATCCTTTTCCCCGTGGCATCCAGGGATGCTGCGACGATCTTGCCGTTCAGGTCGATATAGCCCCCCATCTCCGTGAGCATCCGGACCTGGTATTCCTCGAACGTCCCCGACAGAACGGCGTTCAGGCGCTCTTGCCGAGCTTCATCTCCCTGAAGGTACTTGAAGCTCGCCTCTGAGGACTTGTCGAGCTGGCGAAGTTCAAAGATCTGCTTCTGAGACAACCCCAACATTCCCTCGGCAGCGAACAACTGGTCCCTTTCCCATCCCGAGATGTCCCCCAGCATGTTCTCCGCCTGGGTGAGCTTCATCGTCAGGACACCTCCTGGACCCAGGTTGTTCATGGCAATCATCATGTCGCCCATGTCCCCCGACATCCCTCGGGTCGAGTCGAGAAGGTTGTTGAAGTTCCTCCCGAGGTCTGCATTCTGGGCGTTGAGTTTGCCCAGCAACATGGTCTGCTTGTCTGCCGACAGGGCATTGATGGCACTGGCGATGTCCCCCCCTGCAATCTTCCCTTTTTTAAGGTCCACCTCATTCAGACCGAGGATGTCGGCAATCATGGTCTTTTGGTTATCATTGAGCTTGGTCACGAAGTCCTTGGATCGCCGAGCCGCTTCATCAGACAGGATTCGGGTGGTTTCCCCCCGTCCCGTCATGATGATGCGCTTGACCTTTTCTCCAGCACTCTCCTCGATGAACCCCCCGGCCAGGTCTTGGAAGAATTCCCCACCCATCTTAGTTCCCAGGATCTTTCCTAATCGGGTGAGCAAGCCCGAGGCTTCCTCCATCCGGACGTTGTACATGGCCATGCCCGAGGTCGCCTGGAGGATCATGGAGAAGAACCGCTTGGTCCCGAAGCCCGACATCTGAGCGACCTTGGAGACAGCAGCGAATCGTTGGTTCACGTCCTCCAAGCTGTAGCTCAACTCCTGCATGTAGTCGGCCATGTTCGTGGAGATCTCTTCCTGGGACATCCCGAAGGCCCGTGCCCAGACGGTGGCCGACTTCACAGCCGCCTTGTACGCAGCCACCTGGTTCGAGGCGTCCTCCGTGTATTCCGACAGCTCCTTGAAGGTGATGCCTGCTTCCTGGAAGGTGTTGATGACCTTGATGAATTCCTCGGCGTTGACCCCCTCCCGCAGATTGAAGCCCACGTCGTTGGCGGCGTACTTGATGGTCTCCAAGCTCTTATAGAGGTCACCCCCGCTGGCGGCAGCCACATCCATCGCCGAAGCCCCGTCGAGGATCGCCTTGTTCAGCTCTGTGGCCTGAGACCACGCCTTCATCAAGAGGGCAACAACGGCACCCAGAGCCCCGACCGTAGCGGCGATGGTCCCTGCTGCGGCAGCTAGGCTACTAGCAGCCGTCCCCATGGTCCCCATCGCCTTACCCATCATCTTCATGGTCTCGCCCGAGCCGCCTTTCCCCATCGCTGACCGAGCCGCTCCCTTCCGTTGGAGACCCGCTCCCATCTCGGTAAACCGACTCCCAGCTCCCTTGGCACCGGCACCCATCGCCCCTATGAACCCCCCGATGCCTCCCCCGGTC